CATCATCATAATTGGCAGACATTCAGTAAGTTCCAGAGCTGCTGTGTACGCGGCTAGTGCGCGCTTGATTACCCGCGACAGGCTGATCCGGGGAGGACCCATCGACCGGCGCTCGTTCAGGTTCGATGTTTACCCTCGAAGGCGCGACCGAACTGAATCGAGACAGGAGCCTTCCCATTGCTCCCCGGGGGGAAGGGGCGCGATCAGGGCTTGCCATCAGGAGAAACCTCCAACCGCAGGGAGCATTGCCTTTGTTCCACTGCATCGAGCTCCGCCCACGTTCGCTCTCGTTCGGCCAGCGCGGCGTCACCGACCGGGCCTTGCTCGGCACCGGACAGCAGCCGCTCGATCCGTTCAATCTCACGACGTGCCACAGCACTGACGATCCGCTTGCCGTGTGCACGTGGTGCGCAGTAGGTGACCATGTCATGCCCTCGCCCTACTCTTCTTCAGGGCACGCCGAAGGTTGCGCTCGATGCGGTGACACATCGAACGCAGCTCCTGCAGCGCGTCCAGCATGCGGTCAGCCTCATCCAGTGTGACCTTGTCGTCTTCGAGCACGTCCAAAGCAACAGCGGACAGCTGCCCGCAGAACTTGGAGACATGCAGCAGCTTCGTGCGGATCGCCGCGATTTCATCGGCCACGGCATCCGGAGCTGCAGGCACATGGTCGATGGTCAGGTTGAACTGCGCAGCAAGCGAGAGGATCCATTCCGTGGCCATGGACGTACCCGCCGCCTGCTCCATCATCCAGTCGGTAAGCATCTCCATCATCTCCATGGAGAGCGACTCACCTTCCAACCCACGGAGCTTCTTGCGCAGCGATTCCCCCTTGATGCTGACGCCGCGTCGCTTTGTCAGGTAGGCCGCAGCCGCATTGACGCTTCCTGGCATCCGCGACACCGCGTTGTAGGCTGCGTCGCGCCAGTAGATGTCAGACCGGGCACAGGTCATGCAGCGGCTCCCTGAAAGGCTGGACGTTTCATCGTTCCCCCCACGCCATGCCGTGCCACACGATGGCGGCCATGAGCGAACTGATCCAATTCCAAGGCAGGATGCGATTCACCGCCCTGCACTCCTACTCGGCCACGGGTGGTATAGGCGGCGTCGCGGCGGTCTTCTTCACTCCAGTTGGGCACAAGGCTAAACATGTGTCGGCACCTCCCACCAATGAAGCGGTCGCCCTGCGCTTTGTCGTTGGACACGGACTTGCAACCACTGGTCCGAGGTAAGTGGGTACGGCATTTCGTCGCCATGTTCGAAGACAGCGATACCAACTACGCCCCCGAGTTCGCCGGACTCCAAGGACGGACACATCTCAATCAAGACCTGCATGGCTTCCCACCGCCCTCAAGCGCCTTCTCCAGACCTGGCGGCCGCAGCACAAACAGAATTCGCAGCGCGTGCACATCCGCAATTGGCCCCTCGGGCCATTGGTAAATGGCCGACCGGGTAATGCCGAGCGCATCAGCCAGGCCGCCAACGGAACCGTAGGCCTCAACGGCTTGCTTCTTCGAGATGGTCTGGGTCATGGCGCACATAAAAGCATACTTACATCTGGCGTGCAAGCACGCTTTTATTTGATGCGTATAAGCTCGCTAACATGCCTATGACCCTCGCCGAACGCCTCATCCATGCCCGCAAAGAGTCGGGGTTCGCTGAGGCAAAGCCAGCCGCGGACCGCGCCGGCATCACTGCGTCTGCGATCTACCAGCTAGAGAACGGCAAGACAAAGAGCCTCCACGGCGAAACTGCAGTGCAGCTAGCGAAGGTTTATCCTCGTTTCCGAATTGAGTGGCTGATCGCTGGCGACGGGCCGATGCACGTGCCCGATAGCACCAGCAGCGTCCAAGTCTCAACGGGTGAAACACCACCCGGTTACGTTCGCCTCCCACTGCTTAGCATGGAGGGCGAGATGGGATTTGGTGCGGTGAACGACGAGCCTATTGAAGTCGTTCAGTTCTTGGACGTGGCCGAATGGTGGGCGCGACAGAATCTTCCCCACGACATTGACCGTGTCCGAGTAATCACCGCGCGCGGAGACAGCATGGCTGGTGTGATCAACCACGGCGACATCGTGTTTGTCGATCAGTCCGCGCCTTACTACGACGGCGAAGGCATATACGTGTTCAACTGGCAAGGCCGCGCGTTGATCAAGCGTCTAGCCCCTAACCTGCGCACTGGGAACATGCAGATTCTTTCGGCGAACAGCGCCGCTTATCCGCCCGAGGAGATTGCCGTGGGTGAGATTGACCAGCTCCACATCGCCGGCCGAGTTCTGGCTTGGCTAACCTTGAAGAAGTTCTAAGGAGAGAACCGCATGGAATTCGCCCTGGTGTTTGTGATCCTGTTCGCCTTCATCGGCTCCGCGATAGGCGCAACCAAGGGCAGAGCAGTAGGCGGCTTCCTGCTGGGCCTTTTGCTTGGGCCGATAGGTTGGCTACTTCTCATCGTGGGACCTAGTGCTCAACCAAAGCGACGCGGGAAATGGCGTTGATGTAAGTACGCTTGCACGGAAAATATAAGTGTGCTTTTATACGCCTGCCGGCAGCTTGCCGGCGGGCGACCGGCGGGTCGCCATCGCGGCCCAGCCTCCCCGGCTGAGCCGAAGCGGCGACTCCCCTAGGCCGTAGACCCGCCGGTGCCCTCCCTTAATACGGAGAGCGCCATGTTCGTCTGCATCGCCGCTGATTCGACCGCAACCGCCCCACTGCCCCCACGGGCAGCGCACTGCCTGCTGGCGCAGGCCGCCCGCGACCACACACGCGCGAACGCCCTGCGCGTCCGGAGCGCGGGCGAGCACGGCCGCAACCAGCTGCGCCGCTCCCGGCGAATGGGTGTCGCCAGCCGCCTCGTTGAGGCCGAGTCGCGCGACATGGCGGCCGAGGTGCGGGCATGACTTGTGCCTTTGTCGGTGAACGAACCCAGCGTATCGAGGTGAAGCCCCCCAGTGGGTTGACGCTGTGCATCAACTACGACCAGGCCACGCGGACATTCACCGCATGCTTGGTTCAACGTCCAACACCTTCTCAAGTAGCGCGCGGACGTAGCTTTCGCATCGCCTGCACCCTCATCGGCAAGCCGGACCAGCTTCCGCGCAGGTGGGTCGCCGACGGTCCAGTCTTCGGCCTGGGTGATACCTCGTTTGAACTGGGTGCTGCCTCCCATAAGCAGGTGGACGATTGGTTGAACCACCTCAGTCGCCTCCAGTGGCAGGCCGCCTTAAAGGAGCCTGCAGCGTGATCCGCCTCGCTCAAGACCGTACCGATCTGGAGCGCGCCCAGCGTCTCGCTCACCTCTGTGAGCTGAACCTCGCAAGCGCCGCCGATTGCCGTGCAAGGCGTCTACACGGCGCTGCCTTCTGCTGCGACAGCCTGGCGAGCGACTACTCGCGCGAGGCTTTCGCCCTGTCTGCAAAGGCTCGCCCGAGGACTGACGCATGAGCAACCGCCTCCGCTTCGCCTGGGCACTGGTAGCCGCAATCGCAGCAGTCGTTGTGCCGCTGCGCGTCGCGGAAATCGCAGCGGCTCACGCCACTCACGTGCAGCCGGCCACCCCGGCAGCAGCAACTACAACCGCCGAGAGGTGAACACATGCAGCAGTCCTCGCGCCCCTGCCCCGCAGATATCCCACTGTGCTGCCACGGGCACCGACCGCAAATCGTGACAACGCTTGGCGCGCCCACCGGTCACCGGCTTGGTCACCCCTGCCCGCCGCTTGTCCACATCGAGTGCCACATGTGCCAGAAGGCGACCGTACCCAGCACCTCGCTCGCCATCGCCGAGCTGCGCTGGACGGATCCGAGCATGTCCCAGCTCTTGATTCCCATATCGCACCTCACGCGCGCTCGTGCCGACGTACTCGCGCACCTGACGACGAAAGCCGCCTGAGCTGGAGATCATCATGGCAGCAGCCCTCAAGCCCATGGAACGCGCTGCGCTTATCGTCGCGCGCGGAGATGCCGATAACACCCTCCGCCGCACACGCGGAGGATTCTGTTCCACGAAACAGCCCGCGCGCGTATTCACGCGCAGGGTCATGAACTGGCTCTATGAGCGCGCCCTGCTGGACTTCGATGATCCTGATTGTCCAGCGGCTGCAACGCTGACCGCACGGGGCGTTGCCGAAGCCGACGCCCTGGTGGAACGCAGCGTCGAAAGGGCGGGCCTCGCATGAGCGCCTCGCGCCTTCCCCTGGAGCGTGAGTTCCCTACCGGCAGCCACGGCACAACGCTGGTGCTGATCGTGTGCGCCGGCTGGCTATGGGCCGGCCTCTACGCAGGCCCCTACAGCACAACGCCGGTCGAAGTGTCTGCGGCACCCACCCTCACCGCTACCGCTGGCGCGCGGCGGCTGATCGTCGGCGGAACGAGCTACGCGCTCTCTCCTTCCAGTCTCCAGTCCGTGCGCCGCTGGCTGGATCGAAATGGCGTCGTCGTGCGCAAAGCCCCCTCACCCAAATCACCGACCTGAGAAACATCATGGCAGACAAGATTCACTCCTTTGGGCGCACCGCGAGATTGCGCGGCCTTCTACTCGACCGACCGGACGGCGCACCGACCGATGAGCTTCTGATGGCCGGCGGCTTCGATTGCACGAAGCGACAGCTCCACGACTCGCTGAAGGCGATGACGGCCTCCGGCCAGGTGTGCGAAATCAAGCGCGCCGGCAGGATCCTCTGGGTGCTCAGCGACACCATGCGCCGTCTGATGCTCACGCCCGAGCTGATCAACCCACCCACGCGCACCGCCGTGGAGAAGGTCATGCAGCCGAGCCAATCAATCAGCACGCACTCCACGACCATCCAGCACAAGGAAGCGGAGCGCCTGGAGCTGGCCGCGAAGATCCAGCGCTTCTGCGCACAAGGCGGATGCGTTGAGGTGCTTGGGGCAAGCCCGATTCGCCCGAACCTGTCTCGCCGCCAGATCGGTGACCTAACTGCTGGTGCGCGTAAGACACCGCCCCAAAGCACAGATCGAGGTGCTCATGGGTGCCGCTGAAAAACTGGACCTGTCCGGCAAGGACTGGCTGACCGTCGAGGAATCCGCCCACTACTGCGGCGTCTCCAACAGCCAGTTCCGTAAGAACGCCTTGGACTACGGGCTCACCCCCCGTCGCTTCATGGGAAAGCAGTTGTACGAGAAGGCGGCACTCTATGCCGCGATCCAAGGTGCTGAAGAATGGCAAAGGTTCGACTCTACTGGCGCGGCAACAAGGCCTACCTCGACTGGGCAGAGAACGGGGAGCGCTTTCGCAGGTCCATTGGGCAACCTGACGCCCGTGAGGCGGAGAGAATTCGTGCCGCGAAAGAAGCCGAGCTGACACACGGTGTCCGCATCCTGGCTCGGCTGCCGAAGGTTCGCGACTACCTGGAGTGGTATCTCGACTGGTATGCAGCCGAGCACCCCACCACAATCACGAAGGCCCGCAGCGAAATGAAGCGCTTCCTCGAGCACTTCGGCCACCGTCCGATCGATACGATTCGGGCGTTGGAAGTCGAACAGTACAAGCGCTCACGCCTGGTGGACGACAGAGCGGCGAAGGAGACTGTTGGGAAGGAGATTCGGCGTCTAAAAGCGGCTCTCAATCGTGGAGTTGAATGGAAGGAGCTGGACGTCAATCCGCTAGCCTCAGTAAAGGCACCTCGTGGAGTGCGAAGCGTGGCGGTGAAGTTCTATGACCGTGCTGCTATGCGCAGGCTGTATCGAGCTAATCCTGCTCGCGCGCCGCTATGGATGTTCATGGCTCACACAGGCGTACGTCGCGGCGAGCTCATTGGTCTACGGCACAGCTCAGTTGTAGCTGGGCGATTACAGATTGAGAGCGAGCCTGACGAGACAGGGGCCGGCCGAACCAAGTCGGGAAAATGGAGAGAGGTACCGCTAAACCGATACGCCCTGTGGGCGTTGCGTCGCCTGCCAGATCCAATAGTCGCGGTTCACAAGGACACCGTCTCCGACTGGTTTGCTAAGGATGCGGCCCGGGCGGAGATTGGGGGCCATCTCCACCGGCTGCGTCACACGTTCTGTGCTCACCTTGTTGCAGCAGGCGTGCCATTGAGGCGCGTCCAACTACTCGCCGGTCACGCTGATTACGCCACGACCGAAAAATACTATGCTCACCTCGCTCCAGAAGGGGATGAGTCAGTGGTGAAATCATTGAAGTTCTAGAAGGACCAGAGGCCACCACGACAAACCATCTCACTGGACGAGACGCTCAGCAGAACACACGCCCACATCCGATCTTGTAGGCACCTGTTCGCCGTTGCTGACCAATAATGCCAAGCCAAGACACGAAACCCCTAGAATTCCGGCCCAAAAAGATCGCTTCACATAAGTGTACTTACGAACACAGATGCGAGAGATATCAAAATTATGGCGAAGCCGAACTGACACCAAGCTAGCAAGATCAAGGCCTGCGATCTGTCGTTCGAAGTCAGATGAGGACTGATGCCGAGCCACGGTACCGAAGAAAAATGGGTCCGTAGAGCGTGTCGCGACTAACCTCGGTGCCATGCCCAAGAACGCAAAACCCGCCGAGGAGATAAGCAGCAACAACGATCCCACTCCAAAAACGAATGGAATCAAGCCCGGGTCTTGCCTCAACAGCGGTGATGATGTCGAACTGGTTAGAAGATAGGCCACCAACGCCGCCGAAGCAGCAAACGACCAAGCACACTTGGTGTCAGCAAACTGAATATAGGCAGTAACATAGCTTTGTTGCGCGTCAGAAAATTGATAACGAGCTTCCAGTGAGGCGGGCTCTGAGCCCCTGGGCTCCGAAATTGCGCCAAGGTTCTGCTCGCTCATGAAGTCCATCTTCCATAGTAGTACCAATATTGATACGGCGCTCCCGTTAGGCTGTACGAGTAGCCGGTATCGTGATCTGAGACCGTTGAAAGCCCCTTCCATTCCGAGGGCAGGCCTTCGCGAACGTTGTTCCCTATCATCAGCTCGCCCGCCTTCGCCACATTAAGCATCTTGCATGCAAGATTTGCCGTGGTACCTATTGCAACGATTCCGTTGAATCTCAGCGCCGCCCCCATTTTTGCAATGGTCAAAGGGCCACTATCAATGCATATTCGGAACAAGAATGGAGGTATACCGCGCGCTATGAGCGCATTATTGAGAGTACTGTTCAGTGCGTCGTTTACAACATGAAATAGCGTAAGTGCAGCAGCAACTGCTCGTTGCTCCTTCGTCGCCCCCTCATTCGGCTCCGCAACAAAGTACGCCATCAATCCGTCGCCGGTATTCTTCTCGACAGTGCCACCGAAGTCCTCCACGACACGAATAGCTTCGGTGAAGAACAACGATAGGCCTCGAAGCATAAGCTCCTGCTGCTCCATCGTCTCCTGCGGTCGCGAAGTGAACCCGGATATATCAAGAAACAGCACTGCAGCGTGCAAAGACCGACCCTCATGGATCGCCATATCGTCTGCGTCGGGAATCACCCTCCCGACGCCGAGGCCTGACCGGCGATCTATAGATTCGGCAGTCGCGAGAATTCGGGCACTTTGCGATGCACGGTAAGCGGGTGACACAAGCGTGCGAAAACTTTGCATCATGTCACCTCGTAGACCGGATAGGAGACCAAGAGCCGGGGAAGGCTATCAGCGGGAACACGACGAGCACGCAGAAGCCACTGAACGTGTAGCAAATTGTATAGCTCATTGCCGATGCGCATAGTATTAGGAGCGCAGGTCTGCTCAATTTTCACCGCGAGGTTCAATGCATCACTTCTTACGGACGGCCAACTGAAACCGGTGATCGCGTTTGTCTTTGTCTCAATCAGCGCAGGGCCGTAATCTGCACCCACTCGTACACTCAGTCGAGGCAGCCCTGCAGATTCCAGGACAGGGGAAAGCGATTCCTTTACCAGCTTGATCATGGAAGTTCCAAGGTCAACTATCAGATCGCACTGGCGAGTAAACGAAGGATGCGGAAGGTGGACTATGAATCCGTCTCCAGTATCCTTAAGCACTGCGGCTTCGAACTGGCCAACTAGTATCTGCAATTCTCGGAGCAGCACTTCAGTTGCTTTATCAAACGCGACAGCGTCCCGTCTCCGCAGCTCCGTCGATCCGCAAATGTCGAGCGACAGAAACGGAGTGCTAACCGAGCTGGACTCGCCAACTGGCTCTTTGTGATGCGCCGGCTGTATTACGGGATGCTTAAATGGCTCCCCATGAAGCTCTTCAGACACGGCCGAAGCGCGCTCGATACCGTACTCACTCGTGGACGAAATTCGCGGCCGCAAGTCATACAGCGGCACGCTTCGGATGGCTTGCTCTACCGAGGCAACAGGTATCGCAACCTTTGTGAAGCGATCTAGGTAGCAGGCTTCGCCCTTTACCTCAATTCGAGTGTATCGACGAGGATCCGGCTCAAGTCGAAGCTCGACCTGGCCATCATAGAGTTGCACCTGCTCACAAACAAAGTCAAATCGTCCAAGCACACTTGGGCGACAGCCCGACTCGTCGGCGTCTGGTTCCTGAGGAGACAT